ATGTTATTTACAAATTCTAGGTCAATTCCAATAACGAATCATAATAATCCAGCTACCATGTTTATGCAACGACGCCAAATAAAAACATATTCCCCCCAAAATCCATCTCCAAAACCTGTTCCGCAACCACCAGCACAACCTACCCCGACCAAAAAAAAGATGAAATGGGGCCAACCTACCTGGTTTTTATTTCACGCATTAGCCCAAAAAGTGCGCGTGGAACATTTTCAGCAAGTGCGTAAAGAGCTGTTAGATATTATTTATACGGTATGCACCAATTTACCCTGCCCGGATTGTGCCTCACATGCAACCAAATATATAAATGCAATCAACTTTAACAAAATCCAGACAAAGGAACAGTTGAAAGATATGTTATTCATTTTCCACAATACAGTGAATGAACGTAAAGGGTTTCCCATGTTCAACCGCGGAGATTTAGACGCAAAATATGCCGCCGCAAATTTGATTCCTATCATACAGAACTTTATGGTCCATTTCCGCGATAAACATGCGAGTATTCATATGATTGCCAACGATTTGCATCGTGCGCGACTGTCAAATACATTAATACAGTGGTTCCAGAACAATCTTAAATACTTTGAGCCGTGAAAACTTTTTTGGTCGTAAATACTTTGGTCGTGAAAACTTTTTTGGTCGTGAACACTTGGACCCACAAGTAGCCATAAAAATGAAACCATTTAGTGAATTCCTTGCCATATAAACATTTATATGACAACGAACATGTGTAATTTCATCTGCAAAAACGGTAAACAATGCTCCCGCAAGGCGACGAACGAATTCTGTGCATTCCACAGCACAGACAAACCCAGAATTGAAAAAGTGTCCGAAACATGCACCGCAATCTGTTCAAACGGCAAAAAGTGTATGCGCAAATGCTGTATTGGCATCCAATTCTGCGGCACCCATAAACCATTTAGCGAACCCGCCGTCGCGAATGATACAAAACCAAATACACCAACATGTACCCACTCCGTGTTTGTGGAGGACATTGATGGAATTGCGTATTACATGGATTCATACAACAATGTATTCAATGCGGAGGATATTTTGAGACAATCGCTGTCTCCCCGAATTATTGCCAAATATAGTCGAAATGTATCTGGCGAATACCTGCTTGAATTTAATAAGCAATAGTTTCATATAACCACGGAAATGCGCAGCGAGTATCATAGGACACAGCGGTAAGAGCACATAGAACATACATAGCCCCTAATTTACGCGAATCTTCGTCTACCCCGTCTAATACCATATACTCCATTGTTTCAATACATACACATAAAACGTCTTCGGGGGTATTGCATCTCGACCATCTGTCATACATACTTGTGTTTGATAGGGGGTCGCGGTGTGGACTGATAGATTGACGGATTGTTTGAGATATATCCATACGATTATACCAAATTTCTGCAAGCCATTCATAAAAAGTAATACATTCATATACATTCAAGTTTTTAAACCAGTCCGAGTTTACGTAATTTCCCAAATAATGCATTTCGTTGAAAACATCTTCGATGCGTGTTAGAATTGGTTTAGCGTGTCTTTCAGCCACGATGGATTGGGCGTTTTGTTGTGCCGCGGGCTGAGCACGTCGTCTGGTGCCCCGGAGTTGGAGAAAGAGGTCGGTGCCGGTTGCTCCTTTGGAGGCTTGGTGGATTTCTTTGCATAAATCGGGGTATTGGGCGCGTACCAAATAGTAAATCAGTATGATTTTGGATACAGTTTTGGTGGGGATTTCGTTGCGGGTGTATATATTGACGGGTTGGCGTTTAAGGTCAAGTGTTTGTTTTATGACGGGTATGAGGGATAATACGTCGAATCCATAGTAGTAGGTATGTCCGTTGATACGTTCCCGGATACATATCATTCTTCTTAGCGGGATTTCAATGAAGGGTTCTAAAGTGTATCCGTCTGTTTCGTTTACACATTTTTTGGCGTGTCTTATAAATCCGTTTGCTACCCATGCTCGAACGAGATGTCCCCTAAAGATTCGCTGGATGGTCAAACAGTGTTTGAATTTGTGGAAGTGGGTGCAGATTCTTTGGGCGACGGACTGTTTTGTGCCGGAGTGGGGTAGACTGTGTTGTTTGGCGATGGATTTAAGGTCGTTTAATTTAAAGTGGTTTATCAGACAACTGATTTTGTTGTCGAATGTGTCTTTAAGACAACTGGTTTTATTATCTTTAAGACAACTGTTTTTGTTGTCATCCGGGGATTTAATACAACTGGTCTTGTTGTCATCCGGGGATTTAAGACACCTGGTCTTGTTATCTGTAAGACAACTGATTTTGTTGTCCACTGTGTCTTTCTTAAAATCAATTACTTTTTGGTTATCAACTGGAATAATATCATCAAACGGTATAATATTTTTACTAACTGTATTTATTCCAGAGGTGAGACATATAAAATCTTTGTAAGACAACTGTGCAGTTGAAACATTTGTTTTTTTACTTTTTGGTTTCTCATCCTCCTCATTCATTTATTCTATGTAAGATAAGGATTGATTATATTAACATAATGAACTAAATTAATCGTTTATATTTATGTCCATTCTTTTGTTTGGCCAACTACCCCCCAAAAATATCGTTTATTGGTCACAAATGAAATATCTGTATTTAGTATATTAGCCAATGTCGAATTCTTTCCGAGAATACAGCCATTACATAAGAACAAAAGGGTGCTGCGACGCCAGAGGCGTCGGTTCTGGCTCTCAGGGGCCACAAGGTCCACAGGGACCACAGGGAGCCCCAGGGGGAGGTAGTGGCGGGTCTAGCGGATTTAACACAACACCCATCATTATTAATCAATCCGACCTTGAAGAGGGAACGAACGATTATTTTATTGAGGAGAACGACTGTAGAGTTTACATGAAGGGTGAAACTATTACAGGAAATACACCTATTAATCAAACATTACCAAACTTGCCGTATACACTTCGTGTAAACAGTATTATTGAAACACTAGATGAAGAATATTTTATAATAGCTGGCGAACCGTTTGAACCCGCGCCAGAAGGATTTTGCAATACCGTTTGTTTTTACGAAATCGCTACCAATACACCTACCTTTCCCATTCCAGAAAATGGGCAGTTCTGGAGACAAACTAGTGCTATTGCTTTAGACCCAACCGGTAATTATTTGATAATTTATAATACAAGAAATGGACAATCACCAGTATATTCTGATAATTCATATAATGCGGTAGGAGTATACGACATTTCTAACCAAATACTGCGTCCGCTTGCAAATGGTGGTATCGTATACTCAGGATGGAATACCTTTGCCGATGTAGCGGTAGTTGGAAATACCATTTTCTTTTCCGGTAATTTTAGTCAAACAGGTGATGGCTCTGTAAATAGTTTGGGGAATATAGTCAAATATACGGTAGATGATTATGATACATCATCCGGAACATGGTCTGCACTTCCAGAAAACGGACTGAATGGTCAAGTATGGACTATGAAATATGTTTCATATAACAATTCCTTATATGTAGGTGGTGAATTTGATAGAACCGGTACTGGAGCTACCAAATTAGGTCGGTTTTGTTCCTACAATATAACCGATGATACATGGAACCAAATTATTATGAATGGAAACAATGAAATTGGATTAAACAACGTGGTTAGCAGTTTGTTGTATATACCTTCTACGAAAGACCTCTGGGTTGGTGGAAATTTTAGTGCTTCTGGCGAGAATAATGATAATACAAGCAATAGCACAACCTCTCTAAAACAACTATTTAAATACAATATTTTAACTGGAAGCATTACGCAAATACCATCTCCTAATAATGGTGAAACTGTATTTCTATTATGGTATAATAGTACCGAAAATTATGTGTATGTTAATATAAATTATACTTATATAGTTAATGATGTACTAGTAAATGCAAATATGTATATATATGACTTAAATAATAATTATAGCATAGTTACGTATCCAAATGGCGGATTTACTAGGCCGGATTTTGGGGTTGGCGTCGCAGCAATGATACACTGTATCTACCAAAATAATAACTATAAATTGGCTGGCTTGAACCGAATGCCGCTTATTACAATAGATAAAACAGTATCTCTCACCTCTGCTGTCGCATCTTTAACCACAGATTATGTAAATATCAAATACAATAATGATGGTTCAACCAGTACTAAACATCTTGCGATTCTAAGTGAATCAGACAACGCTAAGATGATATATACCTATGGTAATACGGCATTAATTATACCCACTAAAAATACCGTATACACTTACCAATACTTTTAATTCAAACTCTAAAAATGAACTTTTTTACATTTGTTATATGGTACATTGGACCCATATAACAAATAAACAAACAATAATCAAATGTCCAGCTATATTTCAGCCCCCGTTTGCGACCATTCCGCTGACATAAATATTTATGAAAAAGCGGATAAATTCGTGGAAGATACTATCTACAATACTGATGTGCCCAACCACAAACTATTAGACCATATACTACAATATATTTCCACCTTAAGATTGATTGACTTATACATGCTCGCCAAACATATCCCCGAATATCGGCAACCCAAAAGTATAGTCAGCGAAGAGGCCAGGGCCGGATACATATACCTCATCTACACCACGTATATGCGCGAAATACAGAAGAAACGCAAAGAATTATACATTTTATACCATACAAAACATATTGTGAATGCCGGCAGCGAAGAGGATATATATAACTGCATCGCGCACGAAATCCTCTATGAAAACGCGGAAGTGGAAGAACTCCTCAATATGTTATTATATGGCATTGAGTTTGAACTCTTCGATGTAGAAGTAATGGAACCAGTCAACGAGGCGGTAATGCGTATCCAGTCCAAGTGTGTGCTCTCGACCGATGAACACGGCAACCAGGTAATTCAATTCGTTGAACGCCCCATGCTAACCTGTTCTCTGCGCCATCAATCCTCGCCAGTTCCATACAACTGCGAAATATGTTATGAGGAATATCCCAATACCAAAAACAGGGTTCACCTCGG